TGAATTATCATCTACCTTAGTCACATAATATTCAGTATTTGTAGAAAGTCCAGAAGCTATAGTTCCAACATGAGTATACTTTACATTCTCTCCAGATCTATAATCATGATTTTCAATTTTAATTAAATTTGAAGATGTGCTAATTCCAGATTCAGCAGATGCCGTTCTTTTCTTATTCTCATATCCAGATCCACCATCAACAATATTAATTGAATCAACGACTAATTTTTTACCTACAGATTGTAGAGAATGTCTACCAATACCATATGATGTCAGATATACTGTATTGATTCCAGAAATAGCATCTCCCTGTGTTTTATGTAATCTAACAGTTGTATTGTCAATAGTAGAAACAAAATATGATGAGTTAGTAACTAAACCAACAATTCCACTTTGATCGGATGTTTTATAAATTACTTGTTCTGCATTTTTAAATTTATGATACGTAGAAAATCCAATCCTAGATTGTACTGATGTTGTACCAATAACAACTCGATTTGATGATATATCTGCAAAGAAATTTGCGTTATGATTAACGCTTTTCATGTTAACCTGGCCACGGGCCCCAGATCCATTTCCACCAACAATTTTTAAAGTAGGAGTTTCTTCATAATCAAATCCAGGATCTATAATTTTAATTTCTTCAAAAGATCCAGAAACTGCAACATATCCTGTTGCTCCAGATCCAACAGCGTCTTTGATTATTAAATCGGGAGCATTTATAACATCAATATTAGTTCCTCTAGCAAGAACTTCAATATTTTCTATTTTACCATATTTAATTACATCTTTTGATTTGTAATTTAAAATTTCTACTCCATTAACTAAAATGCCAGTAAAACCAGATGTAGTTTTATTAATAGATCCGTCATCAATTGGATTAGAAATTTTTCTAAGTAATTTTTGAGGACTTAATTCTTTTCCATTAAATTCATATGGTTTAATTGTGCTACCAGATACCGTAGTTTCTTCGGAAAGAGATACAAAATTTGAGTTAAGTATGTCATTTCTACTTTTCGCAAATTTTACAGTAAATCCATCAATTCTTTTTATAAAATACAATCCATCAGCAAAAAGTCCAACCCCTCTTACTTCTCTTGTAGCAGAACTTCCCGAATCATCAATATAATTTTCACTAACAATTTCTGCAGAATAATAGACAGAATCTCCAGTATAGAATCCATGTTCTTTTCCTGGACTAATTTTAAACTCACTTCCACTGAAAGTCCCAGAAAAAACAACTTCTTTAGTAGTTAAATCTAGTGGATGTGAATCGTAATTCGGAATAGATGGGGATGCAATTAAATAATCACTATCATTTTTATATACATTGCTAACATCAGTTGCATATGAGAAAATATCAGTAAAAACGTTGGATACGCCTTTTTGAATAATTCTTTTAATTTTATAAGTTGAATTTAAATCTAAAGATCCTTGACCTTTGATAATAAAAGATTTATTAGAAATTATATTAAATATACTTGTTTTATTTTCATTACCTGCACTTGCAATTAAGTTAGCAGAATCTCCAGATTTAAAACTATGATTAACATTCAAAGTTATTTTATAAGTATTATCTGAGGAATCCAATAATTCTAATTTACTTACTTTATATAAAGGTGCTACATTATAAAACCATTTATTTGTTTTGAAGTTGTTCTCAGAACATCCAAGAGATGAAATATTAACAATTCCACCTTTTATCAAATCGCTGGTATTTTCTATTAATTGAACATCACTTAAAACAGAGTTAACTCTGACTTCAATAATTTCATCTTGATTTAAATTAGATCTACCATATGCAAAAGTATTAACTCCTACAGTAGATGCATCGGATATGTTTCCTGTTACATTTGTAATCCCAAAAAATTGGGTTAGAGATTTTGATGTATATGACACTACTCCTGTGGTGGTGTCGTTATAATTGACATACAATTCTCCAGTAGATCCAAATCCAACGGTAGAATCTACGTCGATTGATATAGAATCAGTAGAGATATCTCCAATAACTCTAGTAGACGGTTCTACTGCAAATTTACCATATAAAGATCCATCAACATTAATATCTCTATTATATCCACCATCAAAACTAATTTTATAAAAAGTTTGTCCATATCCAACTGATATTCTTTCAACATCAGTTATTGGAGCATATGCTTTTTCTATTCCACTGCCAAACTTATATTCATCTTGATATAATGTTGCATTTTCTAAATTTACAGGATCTCCTTCTACTGCCTCTACAACTAAACTATTGACAATTCTATATTGAGCATCAGAAGGTGCAACTAGAAAATTTCTAGGTTTGATTATCTGCACATCTTCATTATATAAAGCTTTAAATAAAATTTCAAAAGATATGTCTGTACCCTTACTTAAATAAAAGTCTTTTGACTGTTTTATAAACAGATTTTGATCTAATCCCGGAGTTAATGTTCTTTCTTCAAATCCGGGTACTAATTGATGTTTTGTTTTTAGTAAAAATTCTTTTAAAAATAAACAACTTAAGTTTTTAATAATAGATTGATCTTTATGATCGTCAGATTCCGTTTCTTTGAATACTACTTCTTCTTTATTCAACTCACTTCTATATGAAGTGATTCCAACAAATCCTCTAATACATCCAGTAAAAGAAAACTCAGTCTTTCCAGTATATGTAATTACTTCATCATCTATCTGCAAAAGACCATAAGAATCTGGAAACCCATTAGTCCCATATGGAGATCCTACAACATCAACATTTATAGTTTCCGCATCAAACTCAATATCACCATTCAATAATATAGATTCATTTAAATTTGTAGTATTATCTAATTTAATATATCTGTCAATATTTTGAATAAGGTCAACTGGTCCACCTTGATACTCTTGCCCAAGATAATATTGTTTTAAAAATTGAGATATAAGAGGATAATCTTCCTGCACATAAGTAGGAAGTTGGTTAGATACGATAGTATTAAACTGAACTCTAGTTTCTGACATGTTATGATTTTATCTTCTTAGTATGAGATTGAACCCGATGAGGATGATCCAGATGTGGATGTTGACGAAGTTGCCTGTTGAGTGGTTACATTAGAAGTAGAAGCAGAAGAACCTCCAATTCTGTTTCCAGTTACAATATTTGTATTTGGACCCCCAGAACGGACTAAATTGCCGTTTGAATAACTGGAAGATACAATGTAACTTGATGCAGATGGATCTAATCCAGATGCTATATCATCAACAACAGTTTCAAAATTGCTGTTACTTATATCTAGTTGCAAATAAAGATCCTGTAATCCAACAACATCATTTGAAGTTGGAGTTGCTTCAATTTCAATAACTGATTGACCATCTTTAGTTTTTCCAGCTAAAACGTTTACCGGATTTAAAGTAACAGTACCACTTACATAATTAATTCTTCCAACATTGCGTCTTACAATAGTTGGTGATTGCGACCCAGCAGATGGTAATGTAAACAAGAACAAAGATCCTGTTACTCTATTTGTATCAGGTATATCTGATAGATATACATTTGATTGAACTCCAGCAATTCTAAATGCAGAAGTTTTGATGTTATACCCACTCATATTTTTAATATGAAAGGAATTTCCAAAAGAAATTTGATATTCTGCGAAAGTGTCTAAAACAACTCCCAGATCTCTTCTCATTGCCACAGTTGTGATGTTTGAAGTCACTGATTCGTGACTATCATCGACCATTTTTAAGAATTTGCTATACTTAAACCTTGCGCCATATTTGTTCAACTCAGTTGACTCAGAATACCTTGTTGTGTTGTTTTGAACAACAGTAGAAACATATGCAGCCGATGGTGCAAGATTAGTATTATAATAAATTTTTGTATTTACTTCTAGGTACAAATATTTTAAATCTAAAATTTCTGGTACAATACCAGCAACAGAATACTTCTTTAATTTTGTTTTAATATTCTCTTTAATCAAATTTGGAATAAAATCTCCAAATCTTGGTTTAATACTAATGAATACCTTGCCATATTGTGGTGGAACTAATTCTTCACCACCAAAAACGGAAATTGATTCAGTTTCTGGATAAATTTTTGCAGGAATAATTGTTTCATAATCGTTTGCAGTTAATGCTCTGTTCTGAGATGCATAGATTCTTGGTGCAAACTTCTTAATCGACTCTACACCTTCAATAGATTCTCCTCCAGATGCAGATATTCCTGTAGTTAAAAGTGAAATACCAGTAGTTACTGTGTATTCTTGAGAATTTCTTGTATAAACTAATCTTCCTGCAAAAGTAAACTGATTTACTCCATTTGCAGCATCACCATTAGATGTAATATAATCTACGGTAATAAAATTATTATCCTCAAGTTTGTTTCCAAAAATACCATCACCAAAAATAACCTGATATCTTTCATCTTCAACTTCTTGAAGATAATATACTTTAGAATCAGACTTGATATCAAAAAGACTATCTTGACGACTATATTTTACACTTCTAGATGATTGCTCATTTGGTCTCACAGTGACTGATATTAAATCAGTATCAATTCCTGGATTTTGTAAAATAAACTTTTGATTTGGAGTTCTTGCACTATTTGTAAAGTTTGAAGTTAATAAACTTCCTTCATATATGAAAATATCATTAAATGATGCGATGGAATCAACAACAGGGACTGTTATATCCTCTAATATACAAAAAGTATATGATTGTCTGCCAAAAGAACCTTGACTCGTAGCTACAATTCCTTTCTTAAGAGTGATTGTGCTAGGTGCAGGTGTTATATTTGATGTATCAATGAAGAAACTAGCAGTTGATGCTGATGCTTTTCTTGATCTGGGAAGATATCCAATATTTCTTGCTAAAGATACGACATTTTCTCTTAATGTCGCACTATCAATAAACACTTCGTTTGCGACCATGTTCGCATTGTATGAAGTGATGTAGGTGTTGTATGCCAAAACATCAAGGATTGTTGAAAGGTTGGACCCTTCAAAATCATAGTCAGTGAAATTGGAGTTTTCCTTTAGATATTCTCTAAGTGTTGTTTTAACCTGACCAAAGTCTAGGTTTGTGAAATTAGCTAGTGGCATTTTTACCTAGTTTGTTGCAAAACAAATTGTAATTCTTGTGGTGGTATATCAGCTCCAATAATTTCATATGTTAGAACAACATCAAAACTATTGTTATCAAAATCAGGAGAAGTTACAACCTTAACTGTATCAACCCTTGGTTCAAAGTTTTCAATTGATTCTGTAATCTGATCTTTAATGATTAGTGCTGATAATTCATCAATATTATCGAAAAGTGATCTATTGATGTTAGATCCAAATGATTCATTAAAAAATTTCTCACCGGGGATTGTAAATACAATGTTTCTTATAGAACGAGCAATTGCATTTTCATTTTTAAGTGCGATAAGATCACTTGTCAGAGGGTTACTCTGAAAAGTCATACTAATATCCTTAAAACCCTGACTTACCCTTTCTAAAGGCACAAGAATCCTGCGATTATATCTTATTTATTAGAGTATCAGATCAAAACTCATTGAGTGTCATTGGTTCAGTCTCTGAAATGACTTCATCAATCTCAAAAAGGTCAGTTTCCTTAAGGGAATCGCGTTTTTTGGGTGTTTGATTGTCATTTGCAATTTCACGAAGCATCTTTTGATGCTGATTATTAGCTAAATTGTCTAAAAAGTCTGTCATTTTTAAAAATTAGGGGTTTCTTTTTCTGTATCACTATTTAATTCACTAGATTCCCGCTCTTTTGCTGTTTTCCAAAAATATTCATCCTCACGACCCATTCCAAGTCTCTCAAAACCATTTTCAACTTGGTAATATTCGGTCGAAACCTTAAAATCAGGCATTTTTGGTTCAACAGGTGTTAAACTATTATCAAAAATACGCATTCTGTTATTTGGATACAGTGCATATTGTCCATTATCTAGTTCGATTAGATTATGTGACTTATGTTCAGCTGGATTCTCACTTGTTGCATAATCAATTACATCAGGATCTTGATGATAGTTATCTAATGTACAAACATATGTACCTTTCTGTATACCAAAGTCTCTTGTATACAATTCATAGTCCATACTACCAATAAATTGCTTGCATAGTGCAACAACACCATAATCCATACAGTTCCAGAACTGTAGGTTAGGAAGGTCCATATCGGGGTCTGGGACCTCCGGAGACGAGAGGAACGCACTAATAGGTAGTTTATCATACATTGCGGCATATTCGGGTAAATACGTCTCAAAATAAAAAGTGCGCCCAGGCATCGATTTACACGATACCCAAACGCCTTTAACAAATTCACCATGACCACTTTGATGGTCAGTTAGATATTCTTTACGTACCCATACTTCCACTGCAGGAAGATTACATATAAGTGCAGCCATGATGTATTCATATAACTACACTATTTACCTTGTCCACGATAACGCTTCTTTGCTCCATTACGAGACGACGCGGCGTACTTAGTGTGCTTACCATACCCTTGACGAGTTTTTTTCGGAAGCGGTTCAATAAACACTCCACCTGATAATGACTTGCTTCTGACTGCCATAATAATCTCCTAATCAAATAACACGAGTCTTTTCATGACCCACACGAATACGAGGATCACACCAGATCTCATATCCCATCTCTTTAGCATCTAAACAGAATGAGACATCCTCACCACACATGTCCTGTACACTCCCACTCTCAAAGACTTGCATCTTAGGTGCAAACCATGGGTATTCCATTTCTTCAAAGACTCCCTTCTTAATCAATACCCATCCAAATCCTGTATAATCAACAGTAAATGGTTTGCGTCGTTTTGAGATTGATTCGACAGTTTCGTGATTCATCACTCCACCATTCTTACGGAAATCATCCTCTTCTAACCAATGTGCGACTGATGTTGTGACGCCATCTTCTGTAGCATACCACCCTCCGGTAATACCGCGCTCTTCTCCTTCTGCTGGAACACTTAAGTCACACAACTGCCAGAACTTGTTTGTATCAAATACAATATCACTATCAATCCATAACTGATAATCATACTCTAACTTTCCATCCCATGGAATTTGCTTAGGTCCTCGTAATACATTCGCTCCTAAACATTTGCATCGTGCAAAGTTTACCATGGAACTATAATCTTGACTGATCTGAATACTCATTCCATTCTGTACCATATCAAAGCACAGTTGTACAAAGTTCTTCAGAAATGTAAATGAACATCCACGACCAGGTAGACAAAAAACAATCGTCTTGCCTTTCATCCTTTCCTTAATAGCCGCAATGTCCCACTCTTCTGCTTTCTTTTTGGGGGCATTTGCCTTAACAGTAAATCCTTTTGCCATAACGTGTTGGTTACTTCATTTCAATTATAACTGGTATTATGTAGTATGTCAATAACTATCTGATCCATCTGGTTCTGTAGAAGAAACCGCCCTTACTCCATTGGTGCGATTACATTTCTCATATGATAAATCCTCAATGCTATAGTCGGTATGTAATAAACCAACCATCCCATTGAGGGCGCTCCATGTCTTGTTAAATTGTATCTCACTTAGATTGTTATATAAACACTCTTCCTTTGCATAGATGTGATAAACCTTTTCCATAAGAATTTTTTTACGCGGAATTTTTTTTGTAATTATGAATTCGTCTTTCGCATTATATATCAAGGTCGATCTGTCACCTCTGTAGGTTAGGGTAGTAGGTCGTTTTTATATACGGCAACGCGGCACGCAACGATAACAACGCCGCCCATAAACACTGTCGATTCACTGTATTATAGCACAGGGACTAACTGTAGTCAACCCCCGTGCTGCTAAGTATCACATAGCAGCTTTCACTTCATCATAGCACATACGATAGATTTGTCTGCTATCCATATCTTGCAATTCTTCTAAAGTCATATCCCCGTACATAGAATCACAGATGATTTCTGTTGCTTGGAATTCGTCGATCTCCATGGCGCTGTCGTCCAATTGATTGCAACTCACAAGAAGGCAGATGGCATCATACAATTTGGCGCAGGCATGATCCATGATACCTGAGATTGTGCGGGTCTCTGCTGTGACGGTGATGGGGGTCATGCGGTTCGGTTCCTTTGACTCTTTTATAATACATGAGAACCCCGCACCGGTCAACCCCTTTTGACCGGTCTGCAGAATCTCTTAATCTCTTTGCTTACTCTACTAGACTACCACCTGACAGGATTACTCAGGTCCTCTA